TGTTCTCCAACCACAGTGTCCTGAAGATTGGCCACCATTCGCTGTAGGTTGTAATCCTCCTACATCTGTTCTAGTGTTTGTATGATAATATTGTAACCAAGTTCCGTTATTTTGAGCACCATCATAATTACCTATCATATATCCCCAATCTTGTCCCATTGTAAAGTTTTCTTCACCGCAGTTTGCACGATATTTTGAAAAAGTATCTACACTTGAATCGGTTACTAAATTCCAAGTTCTTAAATTATATCCACCACTGTAAGAACCTTCGTTACCACAATAACCTAATCTTATTTTAGTTGGGTGACCTTTTTGTTGTCCGTGAGCCGACCAATGAGATGTACCTGAAACTGCATAAGTTTGAAAATTAACTTTTTGTCCAGCACCATCGCCCCAATGGTAACCATAATCTCTATCACTAAATGCTGAATTTGTGTCACCTCCACCTCGAAGATCATCACCTGGGTTTACTTGTCTAGCTTCTGTAGTTAAGTTAAATATTTCTAAACCTGTCCTAGCTCCACCAGCGTGAAATGATAGATAAGTTTCTTTAAAAGATGTTCCTGAATCGTTTCTATCACTATAAGAATTGTATTGGTCTAAATGACTTTTTCCTGTTTCTGTGTACATATGAAATGCTGATGTTCTTACGCTAGGTGTAAAATGACTATTGTCTGATGGCGTAGACCATAAAAAGAAAGTAGTATCATTACAAGCACCTGAAATATATGAGCCAGGATGATCCATTTGAATACCTAAATTTGTTGTTTGGTGTGTTGCAGTATTTGTTCTGTGTATTTGTCTCCAAGGTGAACCATCTTTATAACCACCGCCTGTATAGGCTACGTTTATAACCTGTCTAAATTTCCATTGAGCAGCACGTGAAGTTGAATCTCTAAAACCTTGTGAGTTTGCACCACCATATCCATCTTGAAAAGGATTACTTCTTAATTGAGTAGAAATATCATTACCTGAAAAAAATGGAGTATAATAAGGATATTTGCCTTGATTAAATCTACTATCACCATACATTCTTAAATAATTTGCGCCTGTACTAAATCCTTCAGACGTTGCAGCACCACCGTGTACTTCTGTATTTGGATTTACTGTGTTTGGAAAAACGTTGTGAGCTTGAGTTCCTGTGCCAGTTGTTCCTGCAGCTAAATCTCTATAAGTTGAATTAAAAACTCCAGCAGTAACTTGATTTATGTGGCGAATACCAAAATTACGAGCATACGTATCATCATAAGTTACAGCTCTTTTGGAAGCAGATCCTCCGGCATCGTGTGTCGATTCTTGCGTACCGATTTCCGAATTATTGAGTCTCCTGCCTTGCTTTCTACCGATTATTGGTCCGCCTGACATTTTAAACCTTTTTATTAAGCTATTGTTTCGTAAGAAATAACGTAGTCTAATCTACTTGTTGTAGCTGCGCCACCTCTTATTGAATCGCCTTCTTCAAGGTATAAAGATGAGTTTTTATCTGTAACAATAACTACCGTATTTGCTGGGCAAGTTACGTTATAAGCTAAAAATCTATCAGTTGTACCATCGTAAAAAGAAATTCTAAAAGTAGTATCAGTACCAGCAACGTTTGTAACCACGATACTATTAATCTTGTAAACAATACCTGAAGCAGCACTGTTTGTAACTAATGCTGTTGTATATGTTGCACTAAGATTACCACTATCAGTTTTACCTCTTATCGTTGCGACACTTACTATATTTGGATTTGCCATTTTTTATTACCTTTTTATTATATTTATTAACCAAAAACTATTGACATAGCAATAGCTTTTCCTGTTGAAAACGAGTTCGTATCAACATATGTTTTTACCGCTTGTTCAGTAGGCACAGCAATATCTGAATTTCCTGATAAAGTACCATCAGTTGAAAATTCATTAATCGTTGCACCAATTTGAGCACCAATAGAACCTAATTGTAATTGTGTTAAACCTGAAAGATCGAAAGCATCAGCATTTAATGTTGCAACACCAGTTGCCTGTTCAATTCTGAATAAATCACCAACTCTAAAATCTCCTCTTTGGTCAGTAGATGTGAAATATACTCTACCTCCGTTTGTAGCTACAATTTCTGAAGCTTGATCGGCCGGTTGAGAAGGCACGCCTGGATAGTTAGTAGTTACAATATCACCTGTTCCTATATCTAAGAAATCGTGTCCTGTTAATCGAACATTTGAATAATTACGTGTAATTGTAACATTTGCGTTGTCAGCTACAGAAGTTGTTTTTCCTGGATTTATTCTTACAGTAGCTTGTTGACTTCCTGTTACCTCATCTGTAACTGCTGTAATAGCATATACAGTAGAGTCTCCTGTAAATTGAATGTTATCACCTACTTTTAAAACACCAGTTGTAGATAAAGTACCATCTGTACTATCTAATAAGAATAAAGAACCTTTTTGACCTATTTGAGCAGTACCTGCTGATCCTTCTATACTTCCTACAACAAACGTGTAAGTGGTTGAATTTGATTTTGTCGCTGTAACAGTTTCGGCTTGGTCAAAAGTTCCAGTAACGTTTTCAATATAAATAATTTTAGGATTTTGTTGATAGTTTCTTACAGTAGCAGTAGCTCCTGAAGTTCCACCTAATAAAGTATCTCCATTTTCAGGTGTATTTCCACCACTAATATTTCCTGTGAAATATAATTGCAATCCTCTTGCTTGTACCGTAATTGGTGTTTCAGAAGCTAAAGTTCCATCAGCAACAGCACCTTGTTCTCCGTATGCCATTGAACAGTTTAGACCTCTTACGAAACCTCCTGATTCTGCAAAGAAACCTTTATCGCAATAATACGTGAAAACAGAAACCAATTCGCAACGGCCGCCTCTTAATACGTGTACACCGATACCATCGCTATTAATTTGTGTAAAGTCGTTTGCTAACATTGACTTATTACCACTCACTTGTGCTAATCCATCAATATATAAACCTGTAGTTTCAGTATTAATTGAAGTACAGTTTTGTATATATGGTGAAGCAGTTGCAATAGAACCAGTTGGGTCTAATGACATTACTCTACCACCAACCATACCTGTAAAGGTAAATTGTCTTACGTTTACAGCATCATTTAATAAAAACATTTCTGCTTGAAGATTTAGTTTTAATGTAGCAACTGTCATTGTAAGTGCAGCTGCACCACCTGAACCTAGTTGAGAATCTGCAATTGTAATAGTATCACCTACTTGATAGTCAACACCACCGTGTGTGCAAGTTACTGTAATGGCACTTGAACCGTCAACAACAACTGTAAATTTAGCTCCTGTTCCAGAACCACTTGAAGTGCTGATACAATTTTCATATGTTCCTACTGTTCTTAATGCGTCATTTGCACCAATGCTGTTTACTGTGGCAACTTGTGTAGAACTTCCTGAAGAAGGTCTTACTACAGTATTTCTTAACGAATCTCCTTCTAAAGTTGTTCCTGCTGTTAATTTTATCGGAAAAGTTTCATAATAAGTACCATTTCTTACTCGTATTAGATCTCCTGCAGTTACGGCAGCAACATTAAAAGTTAAATCTGTTCCACCACCTAAAACACCTGATGATATTGTGATAGTATTACCTACAGCAAAACCTGAACCTTGATTCATAATTGTAATACTAGCTGTACTTGAACCATCTTTTACAACTTCAAAAGTAGCGCCTGTGCCTGAACCGCCTGTGCCAGAAACGCCTCTATAAACTCCTGGAGTGCCTCCTGTGCCGCCAGATAATGTATCTGTTGTACTAATACCATTTCTATTAGTTTGTTGTGATGCTTTTTTAATAGTTTTATAAGGTAAAAATTCTGAACCATCTCCTGTTGTATCATTTCCTGATGGTGCTACGTGAATTATATTTGTTGAATTTGAAATTTCATTCCATAAAACATCTGTGCCGTTTGATACTAATACTGTGCCTGATCTGCCGACAGGAAGTCTAACAACTCCTACATCACCTCTTGTAATAAGGTCGCCTCGTGTAGTTAAAACACCTGCTGGGTCTCCTTGATTGTATAATGCCCAATCAGCTGCACTTGTAGATGGAACATCAGCTACGTTATCTCTAATTGCTCTATAAGAACTATTTTGATAAACTACAACTTCACCTATTAAATAATTTGTAAGTGATGACCAAACTCCTTGTAAAGAAATTCCTTCTACTAATAAATCAGCATATGATGAGTTTGTAGGTACTTGTCCTGCAGTTGTATTAACTTTAAATACGTAAGTATTTCCTCCGTATTTTACTACATCTCCTGTTTTATATGCCGTGCCTGCTGAATAAGCACCTTGCATTTTAAAACCTGTTGTTAAAATATCCCAATATGCGTTATCAGTAGGTGTTTGACCAGCAGCTGGAGTAGCATTTACATAAACATATGTATAACCACCGTAATTTACTACATCACCATCTTGGTAAGTTGTTGCTGGATTATAAGTATCTTCAAATTGTAAACCTTCTGAATAAATTACCCAATTTGAACCAATCGCAAAATCTGAAGCAGATGTGTGTTGTAAAATACATCTATATTGATATGCACCGTATTTAACTAAATCATTTAATTTGTAAAAAGTTGCCGCAGTCCAATCACCAGCAAAAGCTAAGCCTTCTGTTTGTAACGACCAATAAAGTGTGTAAGGTCCATCATAAAATTGTGGAATCGTAGAAGATGAAGTAAAATTTTGTATAGCAACATAAGTGTTACCACCATATTTTACTATATCATCTTTGATGTATGCTGTTGAAGTGGCCCAATTACCTCTCCAATTAAATTTTAGTCTACCTAATACGAAATCTGCCATTTTTTATGCTCTCCAGTTTCTCGTTGCACCTGTAGCTGTTTCGCTAAAGGTAAAATTTTTAAAATATCTTGCTACTAAAAATCCAGCTTCATTCATAAAATAAGTTACTGGATTTGTTTGAAATTGTATTTGATCGTAATTTCTTTTTCCTCTATCATTTAAATGTGAAGCAACTCCCTCAGTTACACCTTTTTGACTTAGATTCATAGAAACATTATTATTATCTTTATTGTTTTCCAAATCTGCTAAACCTCCATAGGCAAAACCTTCACCTGTTGTAACTTCAACTATATCATCAGAATTTACAGACGTTTTATTATAATATAATAAACCTGTGCTATCTTTTCTTAGACCGTGAAAGGTAAGTTTCTTTAAACGATCTAATTCTTCAAAAGTATTTGTTATATTATTTGACGCCAAATATGACATTTTTTTATAAATCCTTAGTTTTATCTCTATATTTATACAACATAATCTTTTTAATTATGTTGTATTAATTTTTTTTATTAAGTTACCTCTAATATACTTGCAAACGCTTCAACATCAGGTGCCGTAGAATCAAGATTTGCAGCCGCTATTACCCTAATTTTATCATTTGCTTCTAAATTTATAGGTTTATCAAATATTAAAGTATTTTCTGGTTGAATTTCAATAGATTTTCCTAAAAAAATAAAAGTTGTTCCACCGTCTATTGTAACTTTAATATCTACTTCTGCTGTATTATTTGCGTTCTTATTTGATATATAAAGAGCGTGTATAACTGCCGTTCCTGCACCAGGAGCAGTATATAAATCAGCAGATGAATTGTCTGTTGTGCCTACTACTAAACCTGCATTTTTAAATGTACTAGCCATATTATGAACCGAATACTATAGCGTATGCTAAAGAATCTCCTTCTGTTGCTAACACACCACTTGAATTAGGTAATGTTATTGTTCTATCAGCTGTAGGATTAGTTACCGTAACTGTAGTTTCAAAATCATCATTAGTCGAACCCTCAAACACCAAAACTCCATTTTGAGTCAAATTTAAATTTGAAAAAGTTCCTGTAGTTCCTGACACAGCACCACTAGAACTTAATGAACCTACTGTTACAGTATCACTACCTAAATTTAGTTTTTCAGCTCTAATTGTAGTATTAGCAATATCGCCGTTTACAATTGTACCATCAGCAATCATTGTACTTGTAACTGTACCTGTATCGCCAGTGGTTATAACGGTTCCTGATATATTAGGTAATGTTATGGTTCTATCAATTGTAGGTTCTGCAACTGTTAAAGTTGTTTCAAAAGCGTTTTCTAGTAATCCTTCAAATATTAAATTTGCACCGTTAAGTGTAATACTATTTGTTGTAACAGCTCCAGAATTAGTAACAGCTTGAAGTGTTGTAGCACCAGCACCTCCAATTTCTTTAACAACGTTACTAGAATCTTTAGTATAAAATTTACCATCAGGTATATTGATGGCTATTTCTCCAACTTCTAATTGACCTGCTGTAGGAATAGATGCCGGAACGACCGAGCGTTTTGGTTTAATTACAGTTGTCATAATTTAATTA